GCATCAGCAAGGAACTGACCGTTGGCGAATGGCGCACGGTGAACAGCGCGGCTCGCAAGTTGTACTGGAACAACGGCATGGTGAATGCCGCGATCGACCAGAAGTCGATGTTGTCCGTTGGAATGGCAATGCGGCCGATCTTTGTTGGCGCCGATAAAGCGTGGGGCAAGGTGGCCGAAGGCGTTTTGCTGGACTGGTTTCAGATTGCTTATTTGGACGGCAAATCTTGGTGGGAAGGGCTCCGGTTGGAGTCCACCGCTATTGACCGTGAGGGCGACCTGCTTACGATCCTAACCACGGCCGCAAGTGGCTACCCGCAACTGCAACAGGTCCCCTGGCACCAGATTGGATCCCGCGGTGACGAGGGTCCGTTGACCACTGGCCGGTACGCTGGGCTGCGAATTTACAACGGCGTCATCCTTTCCAAAACCAACCGCCCGATCGCGTACCGAATCCTTGGTGAGAACCAAGACGGATCCGAGGACCGCGACATACCAGCGCAGGCGTGCATGCTGACGATGGATCCGCGCGAGGTGGACCAGGTGCGGGGGATCTCCGCTTTTGCTCCTGCGATCCGCGATTTAATTTCCCTCAAAGACCTGGGCGACGATATTCAGTCCGCCTCCCGCATGGCTGCGAAAATCGGGCTGCTGGTGACCAACCAGCAAGGCATGGCCGACGCCAGCGACGCTTACAACGCGCTCACCGAAACCATGCCAGGCAACTGCTCGCCGGGGTTGCGCTACACGCCGATGCAGGGCGGCCGCATCGAGTATCTGACGGCTAACGCTGGCGAGTCGATTAACCAGATCGACGCCAAAATCCCCACCGAAGCGCAGGACCGGCTACAGGAGCGGCTTATCCGCAACGCACTACTGGCCGCCCAGTGGCCGCCAGAGTTCGGGTGGGACATGTCCAAGTTAGGGGGCGCATCTGCTCGCATCGTGCTGGAACAGGTCAACCGCATCACGTCCGAGCGGCACGCTTACCTGGCGGCATTTTGCAAACGCCGGTGCGCCTACGCGATTGCCAAATTCGTGGAGATGGGCATGTTGCCCGCGTACGCCGGCGCAGACAAAGACCGCGGCGGCGCCTACCAGTTCCGTTTTACCGAGCCTGCCCGACTCACCGCCGACAGCGGCTACGCATCACGCGATGCCATTGATGCGTACCGCGCCGGAATGCGCAGCATGACCGACATTCTAGCGTCGGGATCCAAGACTCTGGAGGAGCACCTTGACGAGGTGGAACGCGAAGAGCTGGAGATCAAAAAGCGTGTGGAACGCTCTGGGCTTTCGCGTGACGTGTTTGGACTTTTGACACCCAACGGCAATTCGCCGACAACTGCCCCCACAGAATGAAGTTCCAACGCATCATTGAGCAAGTTTTTTACCGGCCTTGGCTCATCACGCCGGGCGGCTACGCAGCCGTCCGCAAGCTTGTGGAGGGGCGACTGGTCCGCGCCAATGGCGACGATTATGAGGGGATGGCGGGCATGATGTCCAAGCGTGAACCCATGGAGATTGACGGGCAAGGGATTGCGCATATCTGCATCGAGGGCACTCTTGCCAAGGGCATTTCGCCAATCGAGGCGTGCTGTGGTGCGTGGGATTATGACTGGGTGGCCGATGACCTAGAAGAGGCCATGGAAGCTAACGTGCGGGGCGTGTTGCTGGAGATCAACTCTCCGGGGGGCAGTTGCTCGGGGTGCTCCGAAATCACCGACCTCATTCAGTTTCTGAAGGTGCCGATTGTGGCCTACTCCGACGACACCGCATGCTCGGCGGCGTACAACATCGCGGTAAGTTGCGATAAGGTGTACGGCTCCGTGGGATCCACCTGGGGCAGCATCGGCACCATCATTCCTTGGGTGGACCAGTCCGCCATGTATGAGGAAGAGGGGCTCAAGTGGGACCCCATCACGTCTGGGCCGCTCAAAGGTGCAGGCATGGGACCGTCACTGACGCCAGCTCAGCGCGCCAGCCTGCAACAGCTCGTGGACGACAGCTTCTCGCAGTTTCGCGACAACGTCCTCAGGAACCGGCGCGTGGCCGATGAGTTTATGACCGGCGCAGCCTACCTCGCACCCCGGGCAAAGGCCGCCAACCTGATCGACGGCATCGGGAATCAGGAACTTGCATACGGTGAGCTTTTGAGTATGATTGGCGCGTAGTTTCATTTGGTTTTGTTGTCTCCGCCCGCACCGAGTTTGGTTTCTCGGTGCGGGCTTTTACTTGTCCCGATTTGCATTGGTAGATGGATCATCTACCCAACACCCTGACTGACGCGCTGGCCGCGCTCTCTGCCGCGCAGGCAGACGTGAGCGCTCTCAACGCACTAAGCGCAGAGCACACCGCACTGGTGGCAACCTTTGACGCGCTCAAGTCCCGCGCCGCAGAACTGTCCGCCGCGCTGGATATTGCAAACGCAAACAATCTTGACCTTGCAAAGGCACTCGACGCCGTAAAAGCATCCGAAGCCGAAGCGTCCGCGAAGGCAAACGCCATCGTAGCTAATCTGGGAGTTGCTCCCGTCACGATCCACTCCGAGCAGGCAACTGCACCCACGACTCAAGATGAGCTTTGGGCGCACTATCGCACGCTTGGGTTGAATGAACGTAACGCGTTCTTCCAGGCTAACAAAAAGCAGATGCAGCTCTCCTAACTCCAACTAAAATAATCATATGGCACTCAGTGGCAATTTCCTCGCCCAGATTTCTCAAACCTCACTCCCGTACCTAACGAACGCTTTTGCGCCGTTGGCCGGAATCACATTGGACTTTTCTAGCGACGTTGCGTCCGCTGGTCAGTCCGTCACAACTCGTTTCGCCACCGTTCCTTCCGTGGTTGACGTCACCAGCGTTGGGTACGCTCCCGTCGCCGGTGACACCACCGCCCGGACGATCACTTTGGATCAGCACCAAGCTGTGACGCTCGGGTTTACGGACATCGAAGTCCTTCAGTCTTCGATCAACTTTGAACGCCTTTTTCTTGCTCCTATGGTGCAAGCTTTGGGCGCCAAGGTGTTTGGCGATCTGTGGAACTTGGTTACTGCTGCCAACTTCGCGCAGACTCCCTTGTCCTCCAGCGCTGCCAACTTTGATCGCAGCGACGTAATCGACCTCGGCGTGACGCTGACGCAGACGCTCAAGGCGCCAAAGATGGGCCGCGCAGTTTTGATGAATCCCACCTACTACGGTGCGATTTCCAAAACGTTCATCAGCGCAGAAATCCCCGGCATCACGCCTTTCAAAGCTGAAGGCACCGTGCCGCGTGTTTCGGGTTTCGACATCTACGAAAGCGACTTGTGCGACGTGAACGGCGAAGCATTGGCCGGTTTTGCAATGCACTCTAGCGCGCTCATCATGGCAGCCCGCCGTGTGAATCCCGAAGCCGCTCTTCAGGACTCGATTGAAATTGCTGAAGTGGTTGTTCCTGGCCTTGGACTTCCGGTCAGTTTTCGTCGTTTTTACTCGCGTGAAAGCGGAAAAACCTGTGTTTCAGTCAGTTGTATTTACGGAGTCGCAAAGGGAACGAACATGGGCGTCCGTATCGTCACCCCCTGATTCTGACAGACTCAAAAGCCGGGGTTCTCCTAATCGGGAGGGCTCCGGCTTTTTACCGATTATCCCAAAATGAAAATCTCCTTAGTTCTCGAAGATCTCGGTGCGGGCCCGCAGGTAATCCTTTCCACTGGCTCTCCCGACGAAGCACGCCGGTTTTACAAAGCGCATAACAACCCTGGGCGCGTGTATCTGGTGTGCAACCCTACGCCGGAAGGGTCAAAGCTCAACAAGGGCATCCTAGAAGCTCCCAAGGTAGTTTCCCGCCGCAAGGCTGAACCGCTGCTCTAATGTCAGAGTGGACCGCCATCACCGAATCCGCAATGAGTCAGGCATTAGACTACATGCAGGCCGACTCCGTCACATACAACGGCGTCACAGTGTTTTCGGTGGCAAGTGAGAAGACTTCTGACCTGTTGGCGATGGGCGGTTTTGAGCAGCACTTTGTTGGCTTTGTGCGGCTGCTAAAAGCTGGTTTTCCTGAACCAATTAAAGGCGCCAAGCTGACCGTGAACGGCACCGAACGGCGCATCACGAGCTGGGACGAGGATCCTATCTCGTGGAAGTTGTACCTGGAGGACATCACCCGATGATCGACGGCGTTTTCTCCGCAGCCGTGCAGGCCGCTCTTTCGCTGGCCCTTCCGGGGGTGTACGTCGGGGAGGCGCAAGACGACCGAGCAATTCCGGCAAAGGCCGTGCTGATGGAGCTTCAAAGCGACGTGGTGGTTGGCTCCCCGCTGCAACGTGGCAACCTGACGTTGTCAGTGTGTTTGCAGGCCGACGATTTCACGCGATCCGACCAGGCTGCTTTTGCAAGTCAAGTGGACGCTGCCATGCGCACTTTGGTTCTAGTTTCTGAGGCGGTGCAACTCTACGGGGTTGTGGCGCAATCAACCGACAATCTCCGCGACGAGCGTCACTGGCGCACGTCGTTACCCTACATTGTGGGCTTTGGGCCCAAACCATAAACACCTATGCCTACATCATTTGGAGCAGTCACATTTGGAGTCACAGCACCAACCGGCTACCTGCAAGAGTCTAGTCAGGAAACGACTGTGGAGCTTTCCACAATCCGTGACGAAAACGGAAAAACCGTGCTCGTGCAGCCCAAGCCGCGCAGCGTGGTGACGACCACCGTCAAAACAAAGGGCGACGCTGATTTCACTTCGATTACGATTGGCAACATGGGAACTAGCGCAACTGTTACCGGCTCAAAGGTTTCTCAAACCAATGACGATTTCACAACGGCAGAAATCACTTACACGGAGCTTAACTAATTATGCCAACTTTCGGCGTCACAATCATCGCAGCTTCTGGCTCAATCGTTGAATCCATCGACGTAGAGTCTAAAGGGGAATTTAAGCAGTTAATAACAAGCGTTGGCCTTCATTCTGAAGCAAAATTATTTGATGTATCTCATTCTGTAAGTGTTAAAGGCAAAGGGGATACGTGTCCTTTTGTTGCAGGCACAAGCTCTGGCATGCCAACTGGCGTGACGGGAAAAGGCATTTGGACAAATGCATCTGTGGAGTCAAAAAATGATGACTACAGAGGGTGGTCTGCTTCCGCAACAATCTATCAGGGAGCAACTTAACAAAACACAAATATGAACCTCCGATTATTAGAGGACAACGAAGCTCCCGGCAAAAGCTTCAACACTGACATCATCGCCGCTTGGCTTACAAGCGGTGGTGCTCTTATTAAACATGGTGGTTTCCAGCACTTTGTTGACGAGGCTGGAAAGACGCACGTTCGGTGGATCGTAAACTGCGACGTGCTTGCCAAGGTTGATGGCGGTGACATCAGCTTTGACGAGTTCCGGAAACGGTTTGAAGACCTGGATTGGTGCAAGGCAAACTCTGATTCTGACATCTCGTGGATGCGCGGTTATAGGGATAATGCGCGGGATCTTAAGCGGTTTGCAAAGTCTGCAGCGGTAGGAGTTTATCGAGGAGATGCGAAATCATTTGGGATCGTTTACCCAAACTCTCCTGAATGGCTGAAGGCTGAGTTTCAAGCGCGCTTCGCATGAACCCATTTTTCCTAAAAAACACCAAAGTGGGACCGCTGGAGTTGCGTCCATGGACGATGACGACGCAGTTTGCGATCTCCGAACTGGAGTTGGCAAAGCTCTCTGACCAGCAGCAAGTGATTGCGTGCGCGTGGCTCCAAAGCCGCGAACCGGAGGACGTAGAGCAGGCAATCAGCGACGGCACCGCGTTGAGTGCCATCAAGGCGTTTACAAGGGCATTTCCGCTGGCTTTGGCAAAACCGGTGGCCGAGTGGTGCCGAGCACAGGCCGAGGCCGTAGAATCGGGCCGCGTGGACGTTCTGCCACAGCCCGGCAAAACACGGGAGGACGCGCCAAAAAACTAACGGCGCCAGGCTGGGAGGAATCCTTCCTCTTGGTGCTGGCGCGCGAAACTGGATGGACACAAGACTACTTGCAACGTCGGGTGCCTTTGGCGCAGTTGATGCGGATCTACCACGCCGTGATATGGGGCAACGGGGCGTGGACCGTGCGCCGCAAGGAAGTGGCATTGGAAAGCCTGTTTGTGAGGCCGCAACAGGAGGAGGACGAGGACGATGAGTGACGCAATCCGAGTCACAACCAATGCGGGCGAGTTTGGGGTGCGGTTCAACCGTTACCTTCAGCGCTCTATTGCTGTGGCTCGGAGGACGACGCAAGAGGTGGTGGAGGAACAGGCCCGCGGACTAATGCGCAATGCGTTTAAGTACACACCGCCAATGGCTGGGCGAACCTTTGCAAAAGGATTTCGTGCATCCAAAAAAGCAATCAGGAACTCACTTCGCAAGGCACTTGTGATTCGGAATGAGGCAACCGTTGCAAGGCAGTTAGACCGCGCCAGAAGAGCAGCACGCCGCGAACAGTTGGAGATTGTTTCTAGGGAGCTAGAAGCTTCTCCCGCCGCACTTGTGCAGTTCATTAAAGAGCATCAAAAGCCAGACAAGCGCTACCCGGACAATGCTCCGAAGCATTTCACCACTGTAGCAAAACGCGCACAAGTGGAAGCGCTTTTGGAGCGCACGATTGGAGTCACTGCTGCCGGGTGGTGCAAAGCCGCAACTCGGCTTGGGGTAATATTTCCCGATTGGGTAGGAAGGTTGCAAAGCAAGAACTCTGGAACGGCAAACCTCCGCGTGAGTGGAAATATCGTGGCATTTCGCGCCAGAAATCCCAACAAGCACACCGACTCAGCAACCATCCAGAGGGCACTTCAGCAGGCTTACGACATCCAATCAGAGGCAATGCGCCGCCGGCTAGTCTCGGGCATCGCAGCTAGGGCAATTCGGCGCACTGACGTTTTCTCTCGTTAAAATTTATGGCTAACACGATCCAGATCGGCGCAGATACCAGTGGCTTCGTCAGTGGCATCAACCGGGCGCAAACTTCCATGGCTGGGTTGGGTTCAATGATTCAGCGAGTGGTTGGAGGGGCTGCTGTGTTTGGCGCTTTGACGGCAGCCGCAAAAGGTTTTTATTCGGCAATGGAAGCCGGTGGAGAACTGGTGGATCTGTCGGGGCAAACCGGAGTGGCTATCGACAAATTGATGGTGCTTCAGATGGCTTTTGACCAGGCGGGAATGAAAGCGGGGGACGTGCAGCCGGTGCTCGCAAAGTTGCAAAAGAACATTTCGGAAGCCGCAAGTGGAAGCGCAGAAGCCGCCGCAAGGTTTGCGCAAATGGGCGTGAAAATTGAGGACATTCAAGGGCTTTCAGCCGATGAGCAGTTGGCAAAGGTTGGTGAGGCGATCTCCAAGATTCAGAATCCAGCGCAGCGATCTGCGATGGCGATGGAAGTTTTTGGTAAAAGCGGCGCCAAGCTTTTGTCCGTTTTTGCCGCTGGTGGCATGGCAGACGTTGAAGAGAATCTTGGTGCCCAGGCCAAGCTGATGCTTGAAAACGCGGGAGTGTTTGACCGTGCATCTGATGTTCTGGGCACCGCCGGCAGCAAGGTGCGCGGTTTGTTTGTCGGGATGGCTGCTCAAGTCATGCCGCAGTTCACCGGGCTTATTGACGAGCTAAACAAAATTGACCTGACCGGAATTGGAGAAAGCCTGGGCGACGGCATTGCTGTCGCGTTGGAGCTTTTAGAGCGGACCTTGGAAATGATGAAGCCTGCCATCAAAGCTTCCGAGAAACTGAGCCAGACTCAATCCACCTATGGCGGCCAAGCCTTCATGGGGATGGGCGGCATGGGCGGCGCTGGGACAGCTTTAAGCGCAGCAGCAGCAGCCGCGGAGGAGCCGCAACCGACGACGAGTATTTTTGACCAGATCCGCCAGGACATTGAGAAAAAGCGGGCAGAAGCGCGGAAAAAATACGCTACACCAGATCCCGGAGAGTCTGGCGCAGGCTACCTACAAAAGTCTGGAGCAGCCAGCGGCCCGGCGGCAATGATTGCCACTAGCGGCGCCAAAGTGGGAGCTCTTGGCGGGGCAGTATGGGGCGGAGATCAAGTCATCAACGTCCAGCGTGACCAACTCGCGGTGCAACAACGCATTGCCAACTCAATCGACGCTTTTCTGAAAAACGCAATGCCTACCCAGAACGCTTACATTGGCGGATTAACGCCTCAACTTGGAGTAATCTAGTTTATGCCAGGAACAGAAGTTAAAGTCGAAGAGACGATGGGGATTGATAAGTGCGTGATGCAGACAATCACCACGCAATCCTTTGATGAGATCCCCAAAAACACAAACGCGCGCAGCTACAGGGAAGATCATTCCGATGGCGTTTACACTTTGGTGGAGGAATTTTTGCTTCAACAGGGCACTCCTCAGTTTGCTTTTGACGGCACCATTGGCACAGAGCCTCTTGAAACTAATCCAGCTTTTAACAAGGACGGCAATTTTGAAATTCCTGATGATATTAAAAAATTATGGGCCGCTTACAAAAGAAACCCAAGTGACGCATATCTTGCAGGCAAAGGCGCTGGAGCGACTAGCAGCAATTTATCAAATCTGTGGATGCCAGCGCTGGAAACAAATGCCAGCTTTGTTGTGTTTTACACTTTTTGGAAAGCCGGCATGGAGAGTTATTATGTAGGCAGAGTAACTGTAAGAGTTACCGCCCTTGAAGAAGGCGCTCCCGACATGACTAAGCTGGGGAAAATAGATCAATATGGAGAATGGCCTCCCGGGTTTACCGCTCCAGAGGGATCTAATTTCATTTTGTCTGGCGTTAGATCGCAGCAAGAAGGCGAGTTTTATCGCACAACTTACGAATATCAATCCTCCCCCGCAAAGACCGCTTGGAATATCCATTTGTACGAATGATCCCTCCATATCAACAACGGGGAAAACCTATTTCTCCTGCAGATTTCAATTCGCTGATTGACGAAGTGAAATCCAACAAGCTGACATCGCTCGTTGGAGGAAACTTTAATCGCAGCATTGCAGGTACAGCTATTACTGTTTCCTCCACCGCTTCAGGAGGAGGCGGCGGAGGAACAGCTGCATCCGCTTGTCCGTTTCAGGTTTCCAATGCTTCAAAAGACGACAATTTGAAAATTGAAATTGCGTGGGGCTTAATCTGGAACATGCTTCCAACGGGCATGATGCCCGACAATAAGCCACCGTTGCAAATGGATGTGACTGCTACTTGTTATGTTTATAGCAAAATCCAATTTTCAACCAGCACGCTTTTGCCGACTGATATTTCCTTTTCAATCGAAACCGATTTAGTCCAAAACACATCAAGCATTCAATACAATTTGATCGCCATTGTAGAAGTCAAAGAAGATGCTGACCCTAAAGTAATTACAAGCATTCGCAACATTTGTCAGCAGCCATTTCCAAGTCCGTGTTCTTTGAAGTAATATGTCGATCGTAAGCTTTAACAGAAAATTTTCTGGCTCAGTAAAGCTTAATGGTTCATCATTTGACACAAGGGAATTTACGTTTAGAAACAAAACGTATAGCAGTTTTACTGGCAGTTTTGATGTTGAGTATTCAACTTCTGGCACATCGCTTTCCATCACAGAGGAAACTTGCGATACAAACCCCACTCAATCAAAAGATTATGTTAAGCCAGCGTTTGTGTCTGGCGTTACGGAATCAGGGTACGTAAATTTTGGGTTTCCAAACTTTGTTGAAAAAAGCTTTTTGGCTAAAACTTTGCCGCAAAATTATGGAAAATGGTTGCCAAACACAGAGCCAAAAATTGAGTATGAAATCGCTAATGATGGCAAAGGCAAAGTAAAAATAGACGGTGAAAACACAAAGGAAACAAGAGTTTATATTGTCAAAAATCCCATTGAAGATTTGGGAAAAGATGTTGCCAGAAATGATGTTCCAATAAATTTGGAACCCGGAATTGTTAGTGTAATTGTTGGAGCTATTGTTTATGAGGGTGATATAATTTACATATACCCAAATGATTTGGTTATTGATCCAGATGATCCGGAAAATTTTCTAATAAAAATCATAAGGCAAAAACGCTACCCCGCTCCAGATCGAACATTTATTTGGACTCCCAACACTTCGCCAGTTTTGACTAAGGGAGGCTATTCTGACGGGGTATTGGCAAAGCCGGGGACGGTAATGATCCCGAATGAAACAACGAGCCTTCGCGCTTATGATGGCGGCATTGGGCCTCCGCCTTCCATTCCCCCTGATAAGGTTTTGACCATCGACTATGTGTACGCTGGAATGGGTATAATGTTTGACGGCACCGATTGGGTTTCACTTGTCGGCGTCCCTGAAAGGCTGCTTAAAAAGAACAACAAGTACGATCATAGAAATGTTGACTTAAATTTGAAGTACATAGACGAGGACCAGCCTCACATTGCTTTAACTGAACGATTTTACGCAAACAGGCCG